GGCTGTGGCATTCCGCTCTGATCCGTACTCTTGATGTAGAAGACAGATTCCTCTGAATCCATGAGAAGCGCACTCTGTCCTGCGCCCACAGGGAATGATTTAGCCGCCGCCTCTCCTTGGCACCATGTAATTCCATTCGCTGATGCTTGTGGCGTATTCTGTGGCATTGTAGGCTGCCCTATAGGCATCTGCTGTTGTGCCTGCATCATCGGCACCTGATTTGGGTAATACTGCGGAAAATAATTGTTGTAAGCCATTGCTATTCCTCCTTTGAAAAATAATAGATAACGATTTCATCACCGCTGTCCCAACTGTCGTAATAATTGCCATCGACAACTGCAACAACATGATTCTGACAGGCAAGAACATATCTGCCTTTTGGATGTTCTTCTGCGAATCGAGAAACTGATATGCAATTTGGACAGATAGAAGGAATCATCTTCTGCTCGAAGCCGTACTTCCTCAAATACATTCCCCATACATAATTAGCGGAAGGCATATCACCATACATCAGACCTTCGGAGCATAAGCCGATATAAGCATCCTCCCAATCCTTACCGAGAGCCTTGCTAATTGCCCGGACTGCACAATCCCCTACTCTTTGACCTTTTGGATTTTCATTAAACAAAACAAAAGCCATAGGTTACCTCCTATGGCTTGATTTTCTTATAATAAAAACCTCTGTACGATGAAATACAGAGGCATTGTTAGTGCGATTTTAGGTTTTGTTGATTTCTTTCTTTATAGCTTCTCTTAAGAATGCCGTCTTATTTTTGCAGTTATTAAGGAAATCAATGTATTCATCATCGATCCCTCTTCTCAATCTAAAACTAACAAATTTGCATTTCCTGTTGTATCTATCGTATCTGTTCATATAGCTTCTCTCCCTGCCTTGAATCCTTCGTCATATCCTCTCTCGTAAGCGTGATCCGCAATGGCTGACTTGTACTTAAACAAGTTATATTCTCCGTTGATTATTGACCACATAGCTTCATCGGGGATATTAAAGATCAGTTGAATGTTTCTCCAAAAGTGTATTGTTCCTTCTGCAAGTCCCTTTTCTATCCTCGCAATAGTCCCGGCTGAATATCCGTCACACTCTTGACCTAACTGTTTTTGATTCCATCCTCTGATCTTGCGAAGTTCTCGAAGTGCTTTGTTCTTTTTGTGTACTATCATAGTTTCTCCTGTTTGTATTCCGACTTGCTGATCTTCTCATAATCTTTGATGAATGTTCCGTTTCCAAAAGTCTCAATAACTTCTCTTGACGCTTCATCTATGCTTGTTGCAGAAACAGCAATCTTATACTTCTTACCGTCTTTGATACAGGCAATGATATACATATACTCTCTATCATCTGTTAATTCAGATTCAAAGTGAATGTTCTTCATTTGTCCTCCTTAATAAAAATAGAAAGCAATTCTATTATGAGATTTAGAACGATAATCATTACGATTGCTACGCCTACGAATATCCAAAGGCTTATTACAATATCATTCATATCAACCCCCTAATGAGAAGTAATTACCGCCAACATAGTCGTAAGCAGGATAGCCTCGGAAGTATGAAATGCAGTTAAAAAATTCTACATTCGGTGCTTCTCCGCTCTCCAACCATTCAACGGCAAGGATCACCGCTTCGTCTGAATAATCTGTCCGACTTACAACGGAATGACCGTTTCTTACTGTCGAGAACTGACCGGATTGAGTAAGAACCCCTGTTATCGTGTCCGGAAATCGTTCGTCCTCTACTCTGTTAAGAATCGTCAAGGCTATTAGTTCTCTGCCTAACAAATCTCCGTCTGTTGATCTGTTGCTTTCTGCTTCAACGACACCTGAAATAAGAGTAAATTCCTCTATTGTCATTTCTGCTGCTTCTGCTCTTTCTTCAAGAGAAGTTGCCTCAAAAGGAACAGGTGCTTTTATAAGACTTATCCCAAGCGACATAACAGCGACTAATGTTATGATTTTATTCATTCCGCACCGCCTCTCTTAATTTTGCTATCGCATAACGCATATCAGAAATAGAATCTCTCAACATCGTCATGTTCACCTTGCCATTAGCGATATACGATGCAAGATTGTCAAGCCTGTCAGCAATCTGTTCATTCTCTGTCTTCTCCTTGCTCCAATGCCTACACCAATGTTCCATACATTGAACATAGCCGATATACGAGCCGTCAATTTCACAATGACATTGAATATTATCTATTTCACCCGTTCTGATGTTATGTCTGCAATTACAGCAGACTTTGCCGTTATCAACGCTCACTTCTCTGCCTCCTTTGCCATCTTCAATAATATCTTCTGTACTTCACGACAACATTCACGACAAGATTTATGGCAATACTCCGTATCTTCTTCACATAAGTCGCCAGTAACCCACCAACTTGCTACTTTTAGTGCCTCTTTATTCGTCATTGTTTGCCTCCTTAAAAACCCAATCGCTTAATTGCATCTTCTCTTATAGATTCAACATCTGAAAATCTATCAATATTATTGAGAATAAAATCGTAATAAGTGTCTGTCGTTACTACTCCCTCTTTTTCCATAAGATATCCAAATAAATTTTCACTATCAATACCGTATATATAACTACCGTTTAATAGGTCACAGGCTATATATAAAGCCTTTGCATATTCAGACTCACTCATTTTATGCCTCCTTCATTTTCTCCGCTCCACAATTAGGACAATAGTTATCAGGAATTACTAAACTATGCTCCCAACCACACTTTGAGCATTTTCTTTTTTTGTAAATTATACCAAGAGCCCCTTGTTCTTCTCCTGTGGTTAGCCACTCGCACTTTGGTCTTTCTTCTTTGATAACTAACTCACCATTCTTAATAGGCTCAATTACTCGCTCATCGACAATTCGATTTAATTCATCTTTATCGAAATTAACGATTGCAAAAGGATTTATAACTACTGACGGAGCGTTGTCAATGCATCTATCATAAATATCACATATAACCGCACTCGGTTCATAGTCGGTTAAATCCGCTCTATCTAACGCCTGTAAGATTTCCGCCTTCAACTCGCTTCTGCTGATTAAATCGTCTCTCATTCTCTACCTCCTTACGTTCGCCAACCACTGTCGAACAGGCTGTCGAACTGATCTTTCGTCAGCTTTTCGCCGTCCTCAACATATTCAATCGGCGGGTCTTCAACACCGCACTTTGTACAGAAGCAATAATCGCGCCCGTCCTCGCGTTCTATCCACCCGAGCCTCTCCGTAACGCGCCCGCACGCTAAACACTTATATCTCATTCTTCCTCACCTCTCAATTCTTTCAAATTCGATAACCCACACCCACGGATTAGCGTCCCAGCCATATCTATAATATTCGTCCTCATTCTTTATAGTTGAGTTCCAGATTCTTGATCCGAAAAAGTCTCTAAGGGTCGCAAACTTGACAGGTATTCCGTCTGCAACACAACCGTCTCCTGTTTGGTGCTGCCACTCATCATACTCATACCATTCATCAAGATTCGTTCCTTCAGCTTTACATCCTTCATTCGTTATCTCCTGCAATCGCTCAACTCTCACATCAGTTACCTTGAGCCATATACGAGCTGCTTCTCTCGGCATATGAATAGAGGATTTCCATCGGAATTTCACAATGTATCCGCTTTCTCCAAAAGGGTATTCATCGGTTGCTTTGTAAACATACCGCTCTGACTGCATTTCTCCATCTTTAGCGGTTACCAATCTCGCCCATGTTTCACGGACATACAGAATATCTCCTACTTGATAAGGTGGATTGACATATCTATCTGTTCCACACTCTTCCTCGTCATAGTATTCAACGCCTGTTATTACTCCATCAACCGTTCTTCGATTGATTCTAAAGCCTGCGTCACCATCTTTGTAGTGTGGCTTAATCACTCTTCTTGTGACAGTCTTTCTGCCGTCAAGAATAGCTCTTACCATTTCTGTATTAAATAGGATCGGCTTAATTCTGTGAAAACTCATTCTCTGCCTCCTTACGTTCGACAGCCACTATCGAACAGATTATCAAACTGTTCTTTTGTCAGTTTATCATCTTCATCGAACTCAACGGCAGGTTCTTCTTCATCGTCCTCGATAAACTCAATCGGTGGATCTTCTGTTCCGCACTTAACACAGAAGAAATAGTCCCTGCCGTCTCCGTGTTCCCTCCACCCGAGCCTCTCCGTAACGCGCCCGCACGCTAAACACTTATATCTCATCTTCTGCCTCCTTACACATCAGCTCTGATAACTATTACTTTCTTCCAATAGGGCTCATACTTTGACAATTTTGCTTTTACTATGTTATCGAACTCTGCATCAGTCAAATTATCATATCGGTCATCATAAGCAAGCCGATATTGAAGATCCTCCTCAAATTGATCACGATCAACATAGATTCTTTCATCGTTGATATCCTGCTCACAATCGAGAATCTCTCCAATGCAAAAGCTCAAGCAAGGAGCATACCACCATATGAAACTATCATCAGCACAAACCTCATAGTTACACATAACAACTATCGGATAATCTGGATGTTCTGCTATCAATGCCTTCAATTCATCCGTTTGTTTGATAAACATATTCAAGGGTTTAAATTTCATTTTTCTTCCTCCTTAACATCAACTCTATAATACTTAACTATGCAATCTGTATTAGTATCAGTAAAAGTTATTGTATTAAACTTATCTTTTAACTCTCTAATAGTTATATCGCCTAACATATCAGCTATAACATTAGCAAGATCCGATATTTCTCTATCAGGCTTTCGTAAAGCTAATGTCATTCCACCTTTGGTAACTATCTTTTCAACAATCGGCTTATCTTCTATCTTATAAGCACAGAATTTAAGAGCTTCCTCATAGTACCCTTCAACGCCACATACTTCTTTATGAATACAATTTTCACAAATCATTATTGTCTGCCTCCTTCCTCATTTCCGCCCCACAATGATTACAATATAAAATATGATTTGTCCTTGAATCTCGTCTTGATTGTTTGCAACAGGAACATATTATATTCCTTGTATTTTCATCGAGAATCCACTCACCTTGCGGTATTTTAATAGGAATAATAACTCCGTTTACCATTCTCCCCATTGACAATTTAACTGTCGGGGCGTTGTCGATAATTGCACAAATAGTCCTGCCATTGTACCACTCGTCTGTATAACCAAATACTTTTTTCAACGCCTCACGGCTAATCAAATCATCACTCATTGTTTGCCTCCTTTATAACCTTTTCTGCCTTTGCGAGCATACGATCGCAATCGCGCAACAACTTTATATCCCTAATGTTGCAAACGATAAATCCAGAGCAGAAGCCTATAAACAATCCTACTGCCAATGCTACTCCTGTCATGATTCTGCCTCCTCTCTGATTTCCGCGCCATCTGATGTCTGTTCCCTTGTTGTCGAATAATCAAAATGGCACTCGAGATTCTTGGGATTATGTATCCACGCCCACTCATCGCCACAGTCGCTATCGTAGGATGCCCAAAGACAATTGCATTCGGGAGCGTAGGAATGAAGTATATCAATCGCCTCTCTCCACTTCTTCATAATAGCCTTCTCACATTCTTCTCTTGTCATACTGTCTCCCCCCTTCTGTACCAACCATCACGCTTCTTGCTCTGATCAACCCATCCGTATTCCCAATCCCAATGCTCACCGCCATCCATTGAGAAAGTTGCGCCTCTGTCGTCTCCGTTGATCTCCAAAACCTTCTGATGAATAACTCCATCATCCCACTTATTGAATGCGAAGATCTTACCGTCTGATGTTCTCATAAGCTTGTCATTGTTCTGTAAGTTTGTCATTGTTCTGTACCTCTTTCTTAAGTTTGTAACCGTAGTATATACCATAAACAAATATAAGTCAACTCTTTTTAGTTGATTTTAATAAAAATAAAACCCCGGATGCTGCAACACCCGGGGAAAAATAGAAAGGAGTAGAAAGTGATTATGGTTAGACGTGCCTAAACACGATCCATTCGCATTTTGAAACAATAACTTTAATCTGTCGGACAGACATGAGATTTTCTTCTGCAAGAGCCTCGAAGCCTACACCATCGATCAATCTTCTCTTGATTATCTTTCTGTCTCTTTCGTTATGAATATAACGATCAATCGTAGATTCGATCTCTCCGGATTCAACTTCTGTAAAGATATTCTCGATGTCGGTATTGGTAAAACCGCTCAAGTCGATCTTAAGAACATTGCTGATGATGTTATAAAGATTCATGATCTCCTGCGCCTTCTGCGCACTCCTCTGCTCTGACCGTTACTGTGCGTTCTCGATCTCGTTCTGCGTACTGTTATCCTCGCCGCCATAGATATCTCCATCATTCCCGATATAGTTTGCATTGCTTCCATCATCGGCTGACATATCAACGGAATAGCCCTCGACATAATCATACTGATTCCAAGCAACTAACCACATCGCATTTGTTACGACCAGCAGAATAATCAGAGTGAGAATGATAACATTTCTCCAATGATCGTTCCTCTCGTCCTTCGCCTGCATCCTCTCGAATGCGTACCTGCTGATAATTACATTGTCATTGTTTTCCATATTTTTTACCTCCATTTGATTATATTTTTATTCTTCAAGAATGTCAAAAAAGGTCATCTGATTATCTGTGTTTAAATCATGCAGTCCTCCGATTATTTCCGGTTTAAGGTGTAAGAATTCTTTACAGGTCTTTATATACTGTGGCTTGCTGACCTCAAATCCATATGCATTTCTTCCGAGATTCCTTGCAGCCATCAAAGTAGATCCTGAACCGGCACACGGATCAATAACTACATCCCCGGGATCTGTAAATATCTCGATAAGTCTCTCGAGAACCTTGATTGGCTTCTGGGTAGGATGAACCTTCGGAAGAACTGAACGATTATCCTGCTCCCAAGGAAACCAATTCTTAATCATCTGTCCATTGTTTCTAAACTTCGGAAGTTTACCCCTATACAACACAAGCGCATATTCCGTAGCTCCAACAATTCTCATATTAGCCTTAAGAACCTGCGGCGATGTTTGCTTCACGAAAACAAGAGGTATGTAATGCTTAAATCCATACTTTTCCGCTGTCTCAATTACGAAACTTAACTGCTCAAAAGAGCAAAATATGATCATGCAAGGAGCTTCCGAGGATCTTCCTCTTTCACTCTTTTCATTTGGTTCTGGCTTAAGGAGTTTATTGCAGAAATGAAAATACTCAACAATATTGAATTTATAATCAGTGTTGAATGCCGCCTTTCCTGCCTTGTCGCTTTCCCCATTGCTATTGTCTCCATCGATATACCATTCCGGATTGCTGCCGTAAAAATTATTTCCTACATTATAAGGAATATCAGCAATCACTAATTGCGCCTTTGGAATGTTATATTGCTTAAAATTCTGAAAATTGTCATTGTATAATTCCATTTTGGTATCCATTTTACTCTTTCCTTTTAATAATTCTTTGTAACTAAAAAAAGATCCTTTATATCAAATAAATCAATCTACAGGATATATCGTTCCCGTCAAAGATTGGCTCTCTTCCGGTTCTTCTGTCGATCACTCTGAATGTCATTTATGCCCCCTTATTTTGCCTTTATTCTGCAACTAAAGCCTCTGAACTTAAAATCTTCCCAATGAGCGTCTGCGTGTATGCAATCCCCACAATTATGATTATTAGGGCATTTCGGGTTCCTATTACCTAACCAATAACCAATTTTCCACGCCAATACTTGCACAACAATATTAATTGCTATTGTGAAAGAAATGAAAACAACCCATTCTTCAATCGTCATTTTCTTCCTCCACCTTCTTTCCGCATATAGGGCAATACTGCGGATAAAACAGCGCATATCCTTCTCCTGTGAGTTCTTCCAATGCGTCGATCAGTTCTTCTCGCCTTGTTAAAGGCATTGACATTCTTCTCGCATATCTTGGCACTTTGACATACAAATCTAATCCATGACCGCAATTCTTACTCTGATACATCTTCTTCCTCCTTAGGTTTATTCTCTGTTTGACCCATAAAATCAGATAATACGAGCAGTAATAATAAAAAGAGTTCCTTATCACTAAGATTCCTAATAGATTCATCAAGTTTTGGATTAGGTCTCTCTAAATATCCTTTTAATGCGTCTTCGTGGAATTTATGAATGGCTTTCATACATTCATCATAATCAAAATCTTTCTTGAAGTAGATAGGCTCAAATTCATTATTTGTCATTGTCAAATTCGCCCACCCGTCACCACAATCAAGAAGGATCATCTTGTCTCGGTCTTTCTCAATATCTACTCTTTCGAGTAAATCACCTAATGTCATTGTCTGCCTCCTCTCATATCTGCACCGCAATGGCAAAAATCATATTTCCTGTATTCTACTTTTCCACAAAAGGGACAGGTATATTGCGGTAATATATCTGAATGACAATCCATATACTCACCAACTATCCACTCGCCAATTGGTCTTTCGTACCTTTTTCTTGCATCTTCAAAACCTCGCTTATAAATCTCACCATTTTCAAAAGCCTGTCTTATTTCATCAGAATTGGATAAAGGCTCACCAACCTTGATCACTTCTGTCGGACTTGTCACAAACGCACTACTCATAGTATCGTTCTGATAACGTGATATAAGTGATTCTGTCTGAAACTCTGGGTTCGCTATGTCATACTTATTTTCTTTTTCCAGAGCCGTTTCAAGCATTTCATCAATCATATTGGATAAAGTGTCAAGCCTTGTGCTATCGTTATATACTTGGTTTATATCATTGAAATAATCAAGAATATCCTGTTTAGTCATATAAATCCCTCCTATTCAATATTACAGAACTCGTAATTATTACCTTTGCTCATCAATTCACAGATACCGCAAGGCAATTTATATTTACAAGACATATCGGGTCTCATCTCAAGTGATTTGTTATTCTTAAGCTTTGTCTGAAGATCCATTATTTCAGCCTTATTATTAAAGTTGACATTTACAACCTCTAAATAGCGTTCTCTTAAAACTTTGACAGCATTTCTTGCCTGTTCAAGTGTCATCTTATCTGCCGGTATAGACATAAAATCATCCATAATATCACTTCTCACTTTCCCCCGTTTTCGAAGTATTCCATAGGCGGATTATCGTCTTGAATACCATGACTTGTCAGCATCCTGATATACCATGTTCTCTTCGGTTCATCTATCGAATTGAAATCAATATGGTGTTCTCCATTAAGGAAGATAGCAACATCCACTTCCTCAAGTTCGAACTTTGACGCTAATGCCAATGCCCCGGTAACGAATCCGTTATCAAATGCCTTCCGTAGTAAATCTTTGCCGTAATCGATCATGTTTCTTCTCTCCTTTTTAATTCTTCCTCGAAAACCTTGATGTAAGGCTCATACATATCATTTTTGTCATTCCTTCGGATAAAGGCTATGCAATTCTTAATATGTGAAGTTTCCATATCCTTTATCTTTAGTTCTTTTCCGTCTTTAGTATGCCAGATGCCCATTTTTGCTGAATATTCGTGTTCCATATATTTCTGTTGTTCATCCCAATAAAGGTCTGCTTCATAATCATCAAAAAAACTCATTGTTTTTCTTTCACTCCTTTAATAGATCATCAGGATTATTAGACCGCATATACAAAGCTCCGATTTTTGCGAAGGTTCCGCAGCGTGAGCAGATCATCGTTCCCGGCTTATAAGGTACAAAATCGTGAATACCTGTACTTTCACATACCATTGCATATAACTTCTTCGCACACTCGAGGTTATTGGCTTCGATCACTTGCCTTATTGTTTCATCTATCGGATCCATAGGTGTATGTATCCTTTCCCATTCCTCGGCTGACATAGATTGCTCTGGAGCAAATTTATTACTTGATTTAGGTTGGGGTTCCATCGGGGTTTACCTCTTTCTTTTCCCACTGCTGCCACTCTTCAATAGCCTGTTTCAAAGAAGGATAGGTTTCATGAAGTGCTTCGAGTTCTTTCTTAAGGTCGGATAGCTTATCAAGCAAATAATTTAAAGACCTTTCTTTTTCAGCCATGGCTTTTTCGTATTTATTCAGAGCATATCGAATGTCATAGTAAACTTCTCCATTGACCTTTAAGATCCCCTTATTGTAATATCCGGAATCGTAGTTATAATCGAACTTAATACCACAATTACAATAAGGTTTAGGCTCTTTCAGGTAATCTTCTTTCAGCATCTCTTCTGTAGCCAACTTGTATATCTTCTTGTGACTGTTATAGGGGTCTTCCACCACCTTATATAAAGTATGCGTGTTGACTAAGTTAATAGCCTCTTTCAATGTTTCCTTATCCTGCTCAAGCCTTTCCTTGACTTTCTGTATCTCCTGAAACTGCTTCTCAGCGATCTGAGCTTCTGCAATCGTTAATAAATCTGTGTTCATTTTGTTTCTCCTTTCATTAATTTCAATGCTTCGTCAACGCTGATCCCGAACGCTTTCTTAAAAGCCGGAGCTGAAATGCCCCAATACCGCCTAACAAAATAGCCGTATGAAGCAGGCAGATTATCAGCCTTAAATCTGGTATTCAACTGATAATAGCTCTTGCAATGCTGATTAAAATACTTCAATGCAGTTTCTTTATCCGGATGGATTTTCAGATCTGATACGTGTTTCCAGATCATGTCATAATGAAATGTTACCCATCTGCTCATTCTTCTATCTCTCCTTAATCAAATCTATGGCATCATCGAGTGTACCGTTAAAATAAAAAAATTCACCGTTCACTGTTCTGATAACAACGTGTGTCGATGAAACCCATTCATCGCCCTGCCAAAATCGTTGTGTTTCTTCTAATACTGATGTTATGTATGCCGTATTGACATAAGCATTGTCAATCTTGATATATTTGGTCATCGTGCTTTTTCTCCTTTTCTGATATCTACTCCGGTAATATCACGAATAAAATCACAAACAATATTGCAATTTTCCTCTTGATTTATTGGATATGCCTCTGCTTCTTCTGCATTGGTAACATTCTTAATAGGCACGCCGTTCTTGATTGCATTTCCAACAACCCCACCGTGGTCATAATAACAGCCTTTTAGGTCATTGCTTTCGGCACAATCAAATGCCTGTTTTACTTCTTCGGGTATATCAATTATCAGTTTCATACTTCTCTCCTTTCTTCGCAAACATAGCAAACTTCCGGTGCTTTTCCGAGATAGGTCTCATGGTACTTGCATACCGGACACTTGACCTCATGCACGACCTGATTCCCGTTATCATAATCGGGCAACTTGATCCACTGTATCATTATTACACCTCCTTCGATGCAGTAAGTGCAACCCAACAATGGTATTGAAGACAAGGCCAGCGATCATCGTAATCTCGCTTTCCGAAACCCTTGTTTTCCGGGCAGTTCTTGCAATTATGAACATTATCCCGGTTGTACATGAACTCTATATATTCTTTCTCTGTCATTCCTTTACCTCCTCCACTTTTATTATTCTGTATTTGCAATCAATCCCAAGACCATAAAGCTTCTTACAAGCCTCTACGGAACTGACAATACAGGATTGCTTTCTCCATTGCCAATTGGATAATGCGTCTGCATATTCAAAATCTACCTTAACCATATGGTATCCTTTCAGTCAAATGCGTGTTCATCGCCATTGAGGTAATTCATAAGCTTATCTAATCCTTCCTGTGCTGATCCTTCGTAGACCTGTTTCGGATATTCGATTGGTGGATTGTCAAGCTGTGCATCAATGGCTTCCTGTGCTTTCCGGTGCTGTTCGGTCAGTCTCATGTCTCCGTAGAAATAATCGCTTGAACAAGCTGTCCATGAAAGAGGTTTTGTTACAAGATACCGTTCACCTCTGTATTCATACTCCAGATCAACATACCTGTGTTCAAATCTGTCCTTGACCGCCCCGATAAACTTTGCTGGATACTTGTTTGCCATCGCCTTTTCCTCCTTTCAGTTGTATGCATTAAGTAAAATGCTCAATGCGATCTCCGCTTCCTTGCAGGTAGGCTTTACATCCCATCCTCTGTCGTAATTGCATACTGTCTTGCCATCGATCTTAATCTGCAGCTTGCTGATCTTGCCGCCGTTTATGCCGTACTCGCTTGGCTCTTCGTAGTCCTTCACCCACCAATGGCAAATGGTAGCCTTGCCTTTCAGACCCTTCCCGGTCGGGATTCCTACTGTGCCTTCTCTCCATCCGTTTTTCATTGCCTTGTTACTCCTTTCAGTCTAACGGGCAAGTAAGCTCGCCGTTTTCTGTAAACCAAAGACTAAAATCTTCAGCGGTCTCTTCGACAAGGCTTGCTTCCTTCGGATCAAGTGTGAAATGGAATGCTTCATTGAGTTCCTGCGCTGCTTCCTTGATCGCCTCTGTGTAAGCCTCTCCTGTCAGCTCGCCGATTCTGTAAATTCTCTTTGCCATTGTTGTTTCCTCCTTCTTGATTGTAGTTGTAGTATATACTATATATGGGCACAAGTCAACTAAAAAGAGTTGATTATATATAAAAGTCGTGTCAAGGGTAAACCTCATTACACGCCGGGCAATATCCACCGTTTGCGACCTTGGTTTAAATTCCGTTTATCGAGGGAATCCCGATTTTATCTTAATCAGCACAAATCTGTGCGATGTATTCAGGCTTGTAGGTCACACAGATTGTTTGAAGTCTCCAAGCAGAATGAAGGCTGTATTCCTTCGTTGCGTTGTCATACCAGATCCTGTCACCGCCCGGGAAAATTGCTTCTCCCTTTTCCTTTGCGATCTCACACTTTCTCAAAATCTGATTCTGTGTCATTGCCTTATGCCTCCCTCATTCTATTCTCGATCTGTGCATCGATAGCCTCGATCTGCTTCCAAATCTCTTGGCACCTCTGTGTATTGCCTCTGGTCTGATACTCTCTCTGCTGAATTCTTACCAGCTTTGTTCTCTCTGCCTTCAATGATGCAAGTGAATTCTGTGTCATTGCCGTGTCCTCCTTATATTACTTCGCCTTCTGTACTCTCGATAACGCTCTCACCTTTTCCATTCTCTTCCAACCATTCAGCATATTCGTGAGCTTCTTTATAAGTGCTAAAATCCTGTGGCATTTCATCTTCGTTTTTAGGAAATACTGTGTACGTCATTGTCTTGTCCTCCTTATTGATTGTAAGTGTAGTATATACTACGATAACAAGAAAGTCAACTGTTTTCCGTTGATTTATGAGAAATTTTTTCATTTAAAATTCCCTTGCATGAGGCGGAATGCAAGGGAATGAGTAACAATAGATATTATGGAGGTCTTAAATGTACTTAACCGCCTCTGATAAGGTTTGCAGCAACATACCCGGATCCATCAGCGAGTTTATACCATCCGTTGACCTTCTCGGTATGTAATTCGATCTTTGATCCCTTCGGAAGAAGTCGAAGAACTCTGAACTGCGTGCCTGCACCTTCACGAACACGCAGCGGATCCTTTATTGTATTCACGATTCCTGTGAATGTTTCAGGTTTCTTAACAGCCGGTTCTGATACAACCGGAGCAGGCTTCGAAGATGAGCCAAGTTTCTTGTTCACCGCATTCTGAACAGCATCGTAGTCGTAGCCTGCCTCTGTGAGTCTCTGCTTGCGTTCCTTGCCATTGCCCCACATTCCGTTAATAACTTGCAGGGCAATCTCTTCCTCGCTCAATTTGGCGGTATTCTGTGGCTTCTGCGTAGGCTGTTCAATATTGGATGCAACTTCCTCGATGCTCCATCTCGGTCTGCCGTAGCCTGCTATCTTCTTGTTATCAAGAGCATAAGAATGAGCCTTGACAGCATTACCGGAATTTCCCTCAATAGTATAGACTTTCTTATCATCAACTTTAGAAACAAGGCCTGTATGATTGATCTCGCCTTTTGTATCAAAAAAGAAAATCTGATCGCCTGCTTCCGGCTTATCAAAGAATCTTCCTGCCTTCTTGTAATAGCCTGCTGAAAATTTACATCCTGCTCCTGCACTCTTCTTTGGCTGACATAGCATATTCCTTCCTGTCTCCATTCCGAATACATTACAGAAACAGTAATCTACGAAGATATCGCACCATTCTGCTCCCCATGTCTTGCCATCGCCCTTACTTCCATTGTAGAAATCTGTGTTATTGAAGTAAGCAGAATACTTGGTGATATTATTGCCTGTCTCCTTATATCCTATCTCTGCCTTTGCCGTTGCGATCAGCTTCTCAATAGCTTTACTCATTTCTTGTCCTCCTTTGATTCTCTTAATTCATCAATCCGAATAAATGCCGTCTGTAAATCTCTCTCCATGACGGACACTCTCTTATCCAATGCCCCGAGACCTGTGTTCAATGCCTTGATGTCTGATCTCGTTTCATTCGTTGTTGCGCAAACTGTGTCAAGCTTCATGTTCGCCTTGAGAATGCCTTCCCGAAGAGAAGCCAACTCATGCTCCTCTTCAACTGTGTCCTTCTTAATATCACGTTTCCGTGATAGCACGAAGGTCGTTACACCGACAGCCATCATAATACCGGAGAAACACAAACCGATTATACTTACTGCATTCATTATTCATCCACCTCGGGCAACCCTGCTATCGATGTAAGAATTGACAGGATCGCTGCCAACACCGAAGCGGAAAGAGCCGTTACCCAATTAACATCTTCGAGAACAACGGCGCACCCTACTGATGCAATCATCGTCTGACAGAATGTCTTAAATGCCCTGACACCTGCCGCTTTCCACCAATTAGCATTTGATAAATTCTTCATAGTCTTATCCTCCTGTTACTTCTGTTATCTCATACTGAAGTTTCATCGTCAAATCTGCCGACTTTGTAACGGCTTCGTCAAGGTTTGCCACCGTGCTGACGAAAGGATAACAAGTATCAAGCCAAACACTCGCATTATTCTTTGTTCCCACCGAGGCGATACGGATGATTCCTCCGAAGCCTGTTGAATGGAGTGAACTCTGATTGACGTATCTCGAGCTGAGCGGATTCTGTACAAGATAGAACTGATTATTGTGGCGGTATATTCCGTAATTCACGTTTGTTTCGCCTTTTCCTATCTTGTACCAATCTCCATTAGGGAGTAGAACAGAAGAGCCGTTGTATACGCTAGTTCCGCTGATTCCAAGGACTGTATAAATCGGGTTGTCGTAGGACACTACATCAGCATCATTCGTGAGACTACACGACACAATCTTCTGCCCATTATTGCTGAACGCCCACACTCTGCCGTTAATTATCGGCATAACGTCCTTATACGGCTGTGTTGTGCTACCGTAATTTTGCTGAAACGACACTCCACTATAAGTGTGCGAAGAAGCCGTACACGTCCAATCGGAAGTGCTGATCGCATAGTCATTGAGGACGTTCCCGTTCGTGGCATGAGTGAGAATGTGAATCGTATCGCCCGTGTATGAGAGCGACAGATTATGGAAGTCAGCCGAATAGTTGGCTATCGTCTGTGTGATAGTGTGAGCCTCCGATTCCGCCCACGAGCCAACACCGCCGAGAAGATTGACGATCTTCGTGAGAAGTCTGTACTCCGTGATAGTGATCGTTCCCGAATCATAAGCAAAGCCATACCCGACTTCCTTGTCATAGTCGATAATGGCGATGTTGTTTGCAAGGTCGAGAAGGCTTGTATCGGCTGACAGGTGTTCGAAGGGCATATCCGTTTCATTCTCGAATGTTCCACTCTGAATGAGCCGTGTTGCTCCGATTCTCGGTCTGCAAAGGCAGACAGAAGCGATAGTTCCGTTCCCCTGTGACGTTCCCCAATCCATGACGTGCCTATAACCGCCCGTGATTACTCCCGATTCGTTCGCATTGTAAGAACCCCTCTTGAGGTTATCACCGCTATAAGCATCGTTTGAGCATTGTGCGACTATATTAGCATTTCCTGCGATCATCATCAGGCTTGCGTCATTCGCCTTATCGGTCATCAGACAGCCTTTGAAGAAGTTGTCATTCAACGGAAGAAGTTTGCTCGAATCTGCGAGCAGACCGAAGTTGCCCTGTTTGAACAGAGCCTGTGCATAGCCTGTAATCGTGTTATGCTTCTCTACCCTCTTTACCTCGATTCCCTTACGGAACAGGCTCAATCTTGCTTTTCCTTGTAACATATTAGCCTCCAATCTTTATATACTGTACTGTTGTATCGCCCGTATCCGCCCAGATATTATTCATTCCCTGTAATGTATCTATCGGGCATGGCGATAATTGTAATGTCTGCTCTGTCGGCGAAGTAACTTCAAGAATCCCTGTCCTTGCGTCGTATTCACCCTCATTTACTGTTTGACCAATGTTTATTGTTGTGTATGTGCCTACACCCTGTTTAGTGCCCGCATTGTATGGATAATAGTTATCAGGGTATATATGTTTAAAGAACGAAATACCCGCACCCGCTTCGCCTTGTTCGAGGTTGTAGATATAATCTGCTATGGTAGAGCCGAATATTTGAGTGAGGTCGAAAAGTTGCAAATTCTTTAAATCAATACCACCTACAACAGTAGGATTTATACCATCACAAACAACATCAACTAAATAAACATGATTAGCAGATAGAGTTTTTGTTGTCGAATTATAAATAAATAAATCTCTTAAAGCACCATTATGCTTTATCCTTACACCCTGTGTTACAATTGAAGGTTTAAACATCAAGTTCAATTTACCAATACTTGTAACGATTTGATATATGTAGCTCTGTATTGGCGATGTTATTGAAATAATAGAAAAATCTAAATTTTTTCTTGTATCTATATTATTGTTTGTATAATCCTTGTTCTCGGTAGGTATTAACTGATTAAACTCAACATCGCCATTAAATGAATTATCAATAGTCCATAATGAAGCCGTTTCGCTATCACAATTACCAATATTGATAGCACTAACACCGCTAACACTATCAATATCAACTGTATGAGCCTTCAAAGGCAATCCTGCATACTGCGAGTTGAATGTAACAATAGAGCCTGTCTGTTCGGGAAAACTGACGGAAGGCTTCTTATTACTCTGAACTAAAATCGCCATATTATCACCTCACTATCAGAACTACAGCCACATCGGTTGCCTGTTCATCGAATGTCAAGACCACCGAGCCGACCGCCGTTGTTATCGAATTATACAGTAGACCACCCTCGGTATAGACGGAAATCAGCGAATCTGCCTTGATTGCAGAATCGGTGAATGTCAGCGAGGTAGAGCCTGCTGTGAGAGTAGCAGGTAACTTCTTGCCTGCAACTTCATTTATCGCCCCGACAGGAGTCTTTGCGGTCGTGTTAAGACCACTGTATGTCTGCGAGGTATTTGTAAAATCACCGATGTCCTCGGCAGAAACCTTCGATGAAGCACCATTTTTCGCCTGCAAGAAGTAAGACGATTGGTCTACTGTACCCGATGCCCATGCTGATATCTTCTTATCTAAATCAGCCATTATTCATATCCTCCTTCACTAACTATGTTATACTGTCCGTCCTCGGAGACGATGTTGAACTGCCCGTCCTCGGACACGATATTGAACTGAACATAAGCCGTTCTCAACCTTACGCTATCTGCAAGACCAACTATATCGAAACCTGCGACAAATGCTGTCACGGAATCCGACAGCGAGATAGTCTGCGGTGCCTGTGTATCGAGCGAGATAGAATCGGACAGAGCCACGATGTCGAAGCCTGCAATAAAGGGTTCAAACTCGTCAGACAGTTCGATATTACCGTCAAACTTAACCTGTCCGACTAACTTCTGTCCCCTTAACAAAGCGTGAACATCACCTATGTCCGCCGTTGCCGTTCCACCTGTGACAGACGCACGAACCTCCCAATAGTGAACCTCGCCACCTGATACGTCCTGCAACCAATAAGGATGAGGCATAGAGTGATAGCCGTCCGCCCATGTATCGACAGGCTCGTAATCGAATTTAACTCCGTCAAGGTAGTATTCGTAGGTAATCTCGACAGGATCGTTCCCGTCTGATTCGGTGTGCCACTTTACCTCGTGCCACAACTCTACTGTCGTTTCTTCTGCCGTTGCAAAGGCGATACGATAGAGCCTCTGCGGTACGTCTGTGAGGCTGACAGCCTGCGTTGACAGATATGTATAGTAAGTAAGTCCCTGCGCCTTGTTTTGACTTGCTGCCTGTGCGATAGCCTTATCCTGTTTGCTGCGCGCGCCGATTAAGGACGGGTTCTTGCCATAGCCTTGAAGCGTTGCGCCTTTACTAAACGAAAAATCGATACGCATTACACAGCACAGAGCGCCCGAAGCGATACCGGCGGGATAGGAAATAACATCACCGAGGTCAAACGCGGGGTCGAGCAACGATGAACTCTTGAACGGGACGTATTTTAATTTCTGTATTGCCGTTAAGATCGCGCGGCGCTGCGCTTCCTTAACTTCTGTTATCCCGTATTGCAGAAGCGGGTTCGCACCTATATCAAGCGTCAACCCGTTGTCCTGTTCTACTGCGTAATAACTTTGAGTTCCGTCCTCGATATTTGTTACTGTTATCGCGCTATAATTCGTCGCAAAGTCCGACCATGTACCGCCTCCGAAACGGACGTGTTCGTTAATAGTGATAACAGGCTCGTCGCTCCATGTACGGAATACAAGAGCGCCCGCCCTGTTTATCGTGGCATATCCGCCGACAGTAACCGCTATCCACGATATTAAATCGCGCCACGTTTCAATATCGTTGTCGGGGTGCAACCCTAACAATTCAGTTCCGTTCGGTAACTGCGTCATTTCCTCGGCCGTCATTCCCAGCGTAACTCCGCAATAGTTACAAGCAACTGTCGCAAGTCCGAACAGCGTTCCGCTCGTTGTATTCATTACAATCGACGCGTCGAATTTGCTCATTGCGTCGTAGGCAATTACATCAACACCGAGCGCGCTGTGATTCGCCTCGTCTATGGTAAACGGCTTTAAGGGTACATCTTCCCAAACTTCCTCGTCATTACTGTCATATCCAAGCAATAAGCCGACGGAACAGGTGATAACCCTACCACGCCACGAACCGCGCGTAATTTGCGCCGTAAACGACTTCAAGAACGTGAGGGATAGTTTACCTATAAAGACACCGCCCAGCTTAATATCAGCCGAATTAACGGCAATATCGGCATAGTTGAAAGAGCCTTCAAGAATGTCGTGCTCCGTAAAGGCAACATCGCCGAGTGTTCCGCGAATGCGCCTTTGCTTTATACCCTGCCCCAAAAGACGCTCAATGTATGCTTCACTAACAGAATACATCGTTAAAATTCCTCTATATTGAAACTCATATCCCAAACGCCGGCAACCGCTTCAAGCTGTTCCGACTTTTTTTGCATGGAGTACTTAAAGTTCTCAATGCGAACCGAGCGGGTGTCGTACCCCTGCAATAGAGGGGAATACTGTTTGAACGTGATCGCGTCAATGCTTCTATATAAGCCGTAGAAGAACCGAACCCAATAATCATCGGCTACTGTAATTTTAACGGACGCAGACAGCTTATCCGTCCGCACGCGCTGAATAATATCGTCGCCCGCTTCGCTTTCGTTCTTGTTATCAAGGTTCTTCGGCGAGTTGTCTATCTGCGGAAAGAAGGGAACAACTGTGCTGTTGAACATCGGCGGAAATGCTTTTATATCCGTTGCCATAAGTTACACCCTCCCTCCGCTAATAAAATCGGTTCTCTGTCTTGAGTTTACCACATACTCGTCGAATTTTTCTGTGCCGAAATAAGCCTGCACGACAATCGGCTGATTGCTCATTACACTTCCGGTTGCTTCCATAGAAGGCATCCTGTCAGCTACATATCCGCTCATGTTATTCATAGCAAGACCGATAGTAGGGAGATTCTCTTCGATACCACTTGCAAAGAGATCAATCATATCAGGTGCGAATGTGTGAAAATTCGACAAAGGGCCCTCTTCGGGTTCACTAAAGCCAAGGAAGTTGCGAATCCCCTGTGCCACATTACTGACAGCCCCTTCAACAACCGATATGCCATTTGTGATTCCAGAAGCCAGATTTTCGATCAAATCTGCACCCCACGTCAATGCCGTTGCCGCAATTTCACTCCCTGAATCTACAAGAGCATCTACAATACTCGAAATAATCTCTGGTATAGCACCTACAATACCTTCAATTATTTCAGGAAGATTATCAATCAGAGATAAGAACAAATCGACACCTGCAGATATTATCGTAGGAAGATTATCGGTAATTGCTCCCAATATTCCCTCAATTATCTGCGGTAATGCTCCTGCTATTGTAGAAACAATCAAAGGCAAATCATTTATCAACGCTGTGAGCAGAGTGATTCCTGCCTGCACTATCAAAGGAATATTCGAAGTCAAAGCGGACAAAATACCATCAATAATTTGCGGTAATGCACCTACGATTGTAGAAATAATTACAGGAAGATTCTCGATCAACGCTGTGAGTAATGTAACACCTGCTTGAATAATAACGGGCAATTCGGCTAACAATCCAGAAACTATATTGTTTATTATTGTCGGCAACGCCTGAATAATAACAGGAATTGCGGCGAGCAGACCTTCCATAAGTGCCGTCATTAAAGACAGCGATAGTTCGATAATCATAGCTATGTTATCAGGAGAAGTAAACATCTCTACCATCTGAACTATAACTTCGGTTATCGTAGTTATCATCGTAGGAAGATTCTCGACTAACTGATTGCCCAGAGTGCTGATTATCTCCAATGCCGCCGATAATAACTGTGGTGCGGCTTGAATCAAGCCTGTCGCAATCCTTCCGATGATATCTGCCGCCGCCGATACCAATGCCGGAAGATTAGATATAAGTCCATTAGCCAACTGTTCGATTACTGTACTTCCTGTTTCTATTAGCGTAGGAAGATTATCAATAATAGCCTGCCCTAATATCCCAATGATATTTCCTGCAATTTCAACGAATCTTGGCAAGGTTTCATTCATCTGCTCCGCAAAATCATTAACACCCTGCGTCACTACTTCCATGCCACCTTCATCACCTGAAAAGATTGCAGACAATCCATCCATTACAGTAGAAATAGAAGGAAGAAAATCAGAAAGCAGACCATTTTTTACGCCTGTTAATGCCGTTTGGAGATTCTGTAAAGAATCCTGATATTGTGCGCCTGCGGCAACAGCTTCATCAGACATGACACCGCCCAGATCATGCACCTGCTGTCTCATTTCATCGACATCTTCTGCCGACATATTGAGAAGCGCACCTAATTCAGTTGCACCTCTTCCCAATAACTGTCCTGCAAGATATGTTCTCTGTGTATCATCCTCGACATTCTGTAGTGCCTCGATCGTTGCTCCAAACAATTCCTCCTGCGACATTGAAGCAATCTGCTCTTGTGTCAATCCTAACTGTTCAAATGCATCATTACCGGATTCAGCCGCACTCGCCAATGTCTTCATGCTTGCTTGCATGGATTCTATCGATGTTCCTGCGTGTTGCATAATGAAATCCCATTCCTGATAGGATTCCGCACTCATGCCCAACTTTTGTGACATCTTATCTATGTTATCGGCATATTGAGCAACATTGGCAACCCCATTCACAAATGCCGTTGAGCCTGCAACCACAGCGGCTGTTGTTGCGGCAACCGCCGCCGCTCCTACTCTTGCGGCAGATGCTAATCCGCCTGACAATCTACTCCCGAATGAATTTGCAGATGATGCCGCATTGGACAGACCATCCTCATAATTTGAGGAATCCAGACTTAATGTTGCAAATAATTCAAATACATTCATATAATTACTCCTCGAATCGTAATCCTGCTTTATTCATTACATCGAGGAAGATTTCATCTCCTGTCCTGTTATCCTGCTTATTCTTATCGGGATGCAGTAATGAATAATATCGAGGATATTCTGTGCCTTCCTCCATAAAGCTTCGAGCTAAAAAAGAAAGGGTATCGGACATATACACCCTATATGCCTCGACACCCTGCTTTTCTTTATACTTCGCCACAAAGTAATGAATAAAAGGCTTTAGTTCTCTTCTGCCTCTGTATTCTCCGTAGCAGAGCCAGAATGAGGCTTCAAGTTCATGTCCGTCTGTCCCTGCGAAGTAAAAAGGCTTTGCGCCTCGGGATCATTGATAAAGTCAAGAACCAACTTCGGAAGGGAAAAGATTGTTACTTCTTTTTCGAATTCTTTGACAGGCTTGTTTTCTAATCTTGCAAGAATCCCGATAACTTCTGATTTATGATTCTTTAACGCAGGCTTTACATACTTAATAGGACTTGCCTTCTCTTTCGCTAAAGCCTGTATATCTTTATCCGTAAGGATGATTGTTAATGGCTCAATAATATCAGCCAAAACATCTAAAGCTTCTTCGCCTTTATAGTCGGACAGTTTCATAAATTAGCCTTCTCCTCCTTCGTCGCCTTCGTCGCCGCCTGCTCCCGTAGAGCTTCCCTTGATATAGACTTCGTAAGGAACTTTATCCTGATTAGCTATCGAATAATGCCCCATGTAATTGAATGCGAACTGTCCTTTGCCCTTATCGGTACTCTTGATCTGGAATCCGCTTGTATTAAGAACATTGAGCATATGGATAGCACAATAGCCTGCATTTTCACCTGTGTTAACATCGGAATAGTCTCCAATCCACCACATATCTGTAAAATCAGAAATGAGCAGATCATTACGAGGTATGATGTGCGTTTCATCTTCTGCATCAATATCAGCCGCAGCAGAAAGGGACTTTGCTGTTGCAGCATTAACAGTTACGAATGTTCCTGCCATCGTTACCTCACGGCTATCAAGCTTCTTCAACTCCTTTGTGTTCTTCGGGCAGTTATCGATGTCCTCACCGAAATCAGAGAATTTCGGTGCATCATTGAAAGTAAGACCGCCTGTCGTAGCACCGATAAGGTCTCCGATCACACCCGTAGCAGGGGTGAATGTCTTAACAAGAATTCCGGCATTGAGCTGAATGTTCTTGAATGTATCTACAGGTATCTGTGTATACTTCATTAGTTTTTCCTCCTGTTAATAATCAGTGAAGAAATTAACTGATATATTCAGTATTATTCTTCGTATACTTGGATCTCCTTCTTCACTCATATGTTGCGAAAATGGAGATCCTTTGTTAATGAACATACCGCCATCATCAAGGCGGATTATGCTCATATCTTTAATGTACTTTGATATCCGGTTAGAGAGCAGATCAGATCTTTCCCACGATGTATTCTTATCCCAGATTGATGCTGTAACTGTCAATATATCTTCAATATCGCCTGTCAATACTTGATAAGTGATATAAGGATACTTTGATTCTGCTACCCCTTCATCTATCAATTTCTGAATAGTATCATCATCGGGGACAGTATTTTCCTCGAAAGCAAGTACACCAAAACTGCGCCAGAACGAATTGTAAGCCTGCTGCTTATTCATTTAGGTAACTCCCATTCTTCTGCCTCGACCGCTCTTAAATCAAGTCCTGCGATCTTTGGTGTCTTGTTATCCTTACCATCTGACATAATGCGAAAATACTTTCCATCGCTTTCACGAATTATTACATCCGGGAATTGCAGAACAACAGAACGCTTGGTCATAATAGTGTATCTTGTCTTTACACCTTCCTGCGCCGCTATTCTTGCTGTGGTGGAATCATCGAATGAATAACTTGCCTGAAATGGCGCACCCTTTACCCAATCGGTAACAACGCTCCCATATTCATCAAGTCTTGTAACCTTATCTATAATATAGGAATCTTCCATTGAATCATATACAAGGCTCATAGATTCGGTAATCTCCTCCACTTATTCAATCTTGATGCAAAAACACCCTGCCAAGAATTAGAATCCGCTTCACCATTGGAACCGGATGATGCATTCTTGGCATATGAATAATTCGAATAACTCTCTGATGTATAAGGTGACATAGCAGGTGAGTCAACATTTCCGTATTTCTCCTGCCATGCAGCAATATCGGAGGCAAGGTCAATGACAGCCTGTGGGACTGCCATTGACCATATTTCACCCTCGAATACTTCATCTGTCAGATCCGTTGCAGGATACTTGTGAACGCCCTCATTAAAGATACTGTTCTTAATACGGAAGTATTGACCCTCCTGTAAGAAATCCACAGTAAACGTACCACCGCTGATGGTTAGTTTTACGTTTCTCTTCGTTCTCCAGAAGTAGTTATTTATTTCTTCACATATCTCGGTCAGTATCTTTTCCATTCATCAACCCTCGCCGCCTGCTTCTGTTTCCTGTGCCGTAGCAACAAACAATGAAGAAGGCATATACAGAACAGGGATAAACAGACCGCTTGCCTTTGTCCACAGGACAGCAGGATCGTTCTCTGACCACTGTGAAATGTAGACATAAGGACTAACCTCGCTGTTATTTCCGTTGATGAAGTTAGGAAGATCTACTTCCGGAGGATCACCCCACAGACCGATACCAAGTCTACCTGCAGGATTTGTTGCGAAGAACGAAATCTTATTTGCAGGGAAGTATCTCTCTGTTGTAAGATCAGGTCTTCCGTTTGCACCGATCTTTGCCTCGGATACATATGTGAGGTCGTTTGTGACTACTCTTGTAATTCCATACTCTTCCTCAAGCCATGCTGTGAGAGCAGATATTCTAACCTGTGCGCCGATAGCAAGATTGCCACCGATGGCCTGCTGAATAGATGCATGACTGCGCATCTTTGAAAGCATAGCTCTTGAAGTAAGAATGCCTGTAAGAGTTACACCCTCTGCAAGAGCTGCATCGATGATCGCCTGAATCTGTGCAGGAACATCCTGTCCCTCTCCGAAGTCGATAACCTTATTAAGATGATTAGGATCAACTCCGTAATCAATTGTAAGATTAAGGTTGTTCTCCTTGACTGTCATCTTACCGGAATACATGACCTCGTTCTTTGCGACCTTGGTTCTTGTGATAACCTGATCAGCAAGTCTGATACCATCACCGAGAACATAGTCATAAAGGGCATCCTCACGCACACCTGTACGGAGCAATGCTCTCATTCTCTCTGACTGGTTGAGCTTAACCTTGATAAGTCCCTTCTCGATGTTATGAGTATCGACAGGCGCACGGAATGTTGTCTGGGACTCTGTATCAAAGCCATGGAACTGCGCCATAACAGGAATCTGATATTCAGATGCAATCGTCTGCCACTTGGCTTCGATGTTATCTGTCTTCTCGTCTCCAAAAAGTCCATCGATAGGATCATTCTGTCTTGTAGGGTTGAACTCTGTGTTCAGCCATTCAGCCTCCGGAATTAAACCGAGTATATCTCTTTCCCACTTACCCATAGTCTTATACCTCCTCCGGTCTTGTAACAGTAGGCTCTGTTACGAATGTAAATCCTTTAGCGATAAGAGCAGTCTTTGCCGCTTCTGCTAATGTTGCAGGAAGTCTGTCCTCATATACAGTTCCCTTTGTAACAACAGATCCGGGCATATCTCCTGAAGATACGTCTACATCCTCGTAGACAAAACCGATATAGTCAGTAACAGCCGATGCACCTTCGCCTGTAGTGATGGAATAAAGTGTACCCATCTTTACATACTTACCGCCGTTTGCATCAGTAACAGAACCTGCCTGTGCAATCTGATAAGTCTTTCTCTCGCACTCTTCATGAGCGAGGAACCATCCGGGAGCATAAATCTTGCCCTGTGTTGCATTTCTCTCAATAAAAGACATTTTTTATTCCTCCTTGCTTTTATTGCCGTACATACTTTCCGTATGCTGCTTGAATAACTCTGCAGCTCTTGAAGGTTTCTGCTCACTTCCACCGCCGTTATTTCCGGGAGGATTTGATACTTCTGCGCCTTTCTGCTGTGTTGTTACAACAAATGCAGACAGCGATTCCTTCATTTCTGCAGTGATCTTGTCAGAATCCTTGACTTTTCCTTCCTTATCGAAAGCAATAGAATCGATCTTATCCTGTGAAGCCTTGACCACAATATCAAAGTACTTTTCACCAATTCCTGCCTCTTTCAGAAGCTTGCGATATGCATCTTCCTTCTTGGCTTTGGTTTCCTTTTCTTCGATATCAGCCTTGTACTTCTCGAATTCTGCTGTCTTATCAGCAAGATCCTTCTTTACCTTCTCTAATTCAGTTGGATCGTCTTCTGACTTCTTCTTCTTGAGTTCATCCAATTCCTTCTGGATTTCCTCTTTGCCTTCAGCATCAGCCTTGTATCTCGCAATCTCGGATTTTAAGCCTTTTATCGTTTCCTCATTGGATTCGATGATTGCATCGACCTGTTCCTCGGTCAATCCCATACCCTGCAGATACTTCCTTGTTAATGCCATGTGATTGAATCTCCTTTTCTTCGGTATAAGTTTCTTTATATATTCGATTCACTTTCGTTTATAACACAAATGAAAATCGTTTGCAATTATATAAAAGCCAATGAAAAAGAATCGAAAACATACAAAAACAGGGGAATAATCCCCTGTCTTTGCAACAATCCGTTTAAGGAGGTCACCTTGTTCAAGTATCAAATCAATGATACTACGACTTCAACACATTTTCAATAAACGTCTTGGCGTAATCACCAAAAGTAGCATTGGCTCCGTATTGCAAGAAGTGTTTGCCTGTGATTCCTTTGCTTGTGCCGTACTCTTGATATGCCGCATACTCGACATTCGTGCCGATATACACCGCATTATCCTCGGG